GGGGTACCCTTCTCAACTTGTCGCGTTCCAGATAGAAACCTGGGGTGAGCTTTAGGTATGGACGAATAAGTCCACCTTCTGCTTATTTGACCGTGTGGCTTAGCGGCCGCACGGTTCAGACGCGACACCCATGCGCCCTTCCAAGGGACATGGGACCCAGCATTAATGCTGGGAAGTTTCCGCAGTTTACATCTGCGGGGATGGGGATAATCTCTACACCCGGTTAGCCGGTAGTCTAGAGGTTCCCGACGGGGCAAATACTGAGCCCTGTGCTTCCGTACGTAAATCCGTGCGGCAGTCCGTCAACCATGAGAGAGACTTCCATGCCCAACCGTAAGAACTATAACAGTATCGTCGCAGGCGATTGTTACGTCACCGACAGCACCGGAAAATGGTTGCTGTATAAGATGAGTAACGCTCGCTATGCGTCGAGATCTGCTAGTGATTACAGCAGGCGAAAGCCTCGGGGCCGTTGGCTTGCGCCAACCAACTACTCCATGGTTGAACTTAAGAAAAGGGAACCAAATGGTACCGTAAGCAAATTGTCGAAGATCGCCCCGGGAAATCCGGGTTATGACAAGCACTGGAGTGGTTTTCTCCATGGTGCCGCTGGCATAGACACGATCCAGACATATGCTGTAATTAACGGTCCAGGAAGTTTACCCTTTCCGACTGACTTGGCTAATAGGTCGCTCATCAATGCGAGGAATAAGCTTAAGGACAGTTTACCCGTCTTTAACCTAGGAATCGCATATGCGGAGCGTAACCAAGTTGCTCGGATGGCCGCTGATCTGCTCGAGCGTGTTGCTCGGGCTCTCATTGCTGTACGCAGGCGTAACTATCGGGCGGCATGCCGGGAACTGGGAATTGTGTTCTCAGAACCCGCGTCATGGTGCCGGACGTTAAGTCAACGCTGGCTATGGTATCAGTACGGCTGGAAGCCTTTACTCCAGGACATTCATAACGCCGTTGAGGCGCTGAAGAACCTGGATACTGACCGATGGAAGGTCACAGTAAAGGGTAAGGCCAGTGTCAAACACCTGTTTCGAGGCACCTATGGGGCAGCCGGGACTATTAGTCATTGCGACTATGAGCTCCGTGCTGACTTTGGGTGCATGACCAGGATTGATGCTGTTCCGGACGACTTGTGCATGTTAATGCTCAAGCAGTTCGGTCTAACGAACCCTGCCTCAGTAGTGTGGGAAGCCACACGCTTGTCCTTCCTTGTCGATTGGGCGTATCCACTGGGTGATTTTATCAACCAAATGGATGCCACGGTCGGCTGGAAGATACTGGGGTGCAGTACGAGTAGTCTTTCTAGGATTACAACTACTGCGAAGGGCCGGTCGTCTACTACTGCATCAGACACGTGGTCAGCCAATTGGTCGGCTGAGCGTGTCGAAGTGCAATTAACGCGGACGGCGTCTGGATCGGTTCCTTTCCCGATGCTACCTAGCATCAAGAATCCGGTTTCGTTCACGCACTTGGCCAATGCCCTAACACTGCTTCATACTGCAGTGTACGGCGGCGGTCCAAGATTTGATACCACCGGCCTCTATGGATGAGGCCACAACCCGAGGTAACAGGCAATGCCTGCAATCGCAGCACTGACCATCAATGATGGTCAAGCATCTCCCGCGGCCCACACCTTCGCCGTCGTTGGTACGACGGGCCAGAAGGCCACTTGGGCGGACAAGGCGGCCGGTATTCCGGTCGGCTATACCAAGCTCACCAATGAGGTGCGCGAGGCGAAGTCCAAGGACGGCGCCCACAGCGTCATTTTCGGGTATGAATTCCCGACTTTGGCAACTGTGAACGGCGTCCTTACGCGGGCTCGAGTCAGTTCGGCTCAGGTGCGCTTCAACTACGCCCAGGACTCGACGGACCAGGAACGAAAAGATCTCGTTGCTTACGTGATCAATTCGCTCAGCAACGCCACGATCAAGTCTGCCGCTATTAGTATCGAGCCCCACTACTAAGTAGGACTCGGCTAATATGTCGGACTTGCCCAATGGCGGCCCCTCCAGTAATGGAGGGGTTGCTGAAACCATCCTGAATGCCCCTTCGGGGCTTACTGCTATGAGGATCTTCCTATGGCTAATTTCCGTCGCCGCCCTTTACGGGGCGCTCACGTTGCTTGTGCTCCGC